GGTTAAAAATAAGCTTTTGCATAAAAGAGGACACCCTGATTTATTTATATGTCAATGTGTAGGTGGATATGGTGGATTATTTATTGAGCTTAAAAAAGAAAAATCAGAAGTATATAAACAAGATGGTACTTATAAGAAAAATGCACACCTAGAAGAACAGATTAAGTATCACGAACAGTTAAGAAAAAGCGGTTATAAAGTAGTTTTCGGATTAGGTTTTGAAGATACTATAATAAAAATAAAAGATTATTTAAAAGGAATAAAATGAAAGATATATTAGTAGTAAATAGAGAATATACAAAGCAAGATGGAACACAAGGTGCAGAATTTGTAAAAGTTGGAGTTTTAGGAGTAAGCCAAAATAATAAAGAGTATATTATACTAGAGCCACATATAAACCTTGCAGGACTTCCAAGAAGCGAAAAAGGTGGTGTAATGTGTAGTGTAGTTGATAAATCAAACAACGGTCAAACAAATAACAACAGTAATCAAGGCGGTTATCAGCAACAAAACCAACCACAGCAGAATTATAACCAACCAAATCAGCAACAACAATATAACCAACCACAGCAAAGTTATAACCCTAATCAGCACCAGCAATGACTAGAACAGATAATACCACACTAAAGGAAAGCTATGGAATATAACTTAGCAAAAACAAGACCGTCATTAAAAAATATGGCAGTCTTTCACGATTCAACAATACAAAAAATTAGAACTATTCAAGATAGAGATAATAAAAAGTATGAAAAGATGAAAAAAGATTTTCTTAAAGCAATAAAGAATAAAAAAAGATTAGAAGAATATTTAAACAAATTTTAACATTTGGAACAAAAACCCTTGACAAATATTCCAAATTGATATATAATAACATTATGAAAGCACAAATAACAGAAGCAATAAGATTAAGCGGTATACCAAGAACAACATTTTACAGGTTATTAAAGAATTACCCAGAGTTTGAGAAATTCGCACTTGTAAGCGTTATAGGAAACAATTTAATTAAAGACGAAGTTATCGAAGCTTTGACAAAAAAACAAAAAGAGGAAACAAAATGAATTTTACAGCAGATGAAGTACAAAAAACAGAAAACAGAGTTGTTACACTAGACTTTAAAGGGTCTTTGGATTTTACAATCGGAGAAGATGGTAAAGTAGTTGATGGAGATAAAACAGTAACACATCAAGAACTTTATGAAATGATTGCACCTAAAGAAGAAGTTGAAGAAGATGAAACTTTACCAACAGACACTTTAGAATCACAAGAAGCGTGGGAACAAAACTAATGCTACCTATAGTATGAAAAAAGAAGCCTCTAAAAAGAAAATATTTTTTCAGAGGATAGAGAAAGCTTAGGATTAATTTCCTGAGCAATAAGGTTCAAGTGAGTGTATAAGAAGTGCTTAGTTGAAAAACATAGTCAGTTTATACATTCTTTTGAGCTTTAAGAGAGCCAAAAAAAGAGAGGAATTAAAGATGAAGAAATTATTATTAATAAGTGTAGCAGTAGGAGCATTACTACTTACAGGGTGTGGGTCTGATTCACAAGTAGCTTCACAAAATTTATCAAAAGCAGCGGATATGTTTGAGATAGATAGAAGAGTAGTTTTTTACAATGGTATAAGTGGAGAATATATTTTAAATATAGAGGGCAGATGTTCAATAACTGATAGCGGTAGACAATTAGAAGTTACTTGCAAAACTCCAAATGGTTTTAAAAAGCACTTCTTAGGATTGTCAGACAATGTCACTTATTTTGCAGAACAATTAAATTATAAAAATGTTAGTACTTTACATTATAGAGTTATATTTAAACCTCAAGCAATCGTACCTGATATAGATTTCAGAGGAAATACTAACGAATTAATAAATGCAGTTACACCAGACAGGAGAGATTAATATGAAAAATAACGAAAACGTAAAGTTTGATACAGTATATAAAACAAACAAACAATTTAGAGACAGAGTAAACAAATTTTTAGGGGTAAAAAATGGCAAGTAATCAAGAAGTGAAAGAAATGTTAGTAAAGATGGAAAATGTTTTAGAACAAGCTATCGCGTTAAAAGAAAGAAATAAAGAGCTTGAAATAAAGCTTGCAATTTATGAAGATGCAGATAATGAACTTGATCAAGACCTAAATGACTTTAGAAACAAGCTAGAATATTTCACAAGCCTTAGAGATGAAACAAGTATCGAGCATAAAATCGCAGAGTTAGAAGATTAATCGTGAAACCAATATTAGACAATAGAGCATCAAAAGGAGACATAATAAACTTTGTCTCTATTTTGATAGTAGCGTGCATTATATTGTCAAAGGGATAATATGGCAAGAGTTAAATATAAAGCACGACACGAACTAGAAAAAGAAATAAAAGAGTTAGAACAGAAGCTAAGAGAATCAGAAAGCTATGACTTAGCACTTTTAACAATGAACGAGCTTATAGAACAAAGAGCAAAAGCAGATGTAAGAATCACAGCTATTGATATAGAGATTCTAAATAGAGAAGGGATAGGTACAGAGTAATCAAAACTTTTATTCTTATATTAGCAACAATACTATTTACAGGATGCGTAAATAAAAGTAAATACAATTATGTATCATTCAAATATGCAACTTGTAAAAATAGCAATGATGTAGGGATAAAGTTCCATGATGGCATATATAAGTGCTTTTATAAAGAAAACAATAAGATTGTATATCAAAATCCTATAAAGAGAACTACTAGGAAAATCCGAACAGTTGCAAAAAGTGGATGCGAAACTACAATAACACAAATATATACAAGTAAATCAAGTGGGAAGATAGTCACTTGTCGCGGAAAAATATTAGAGCCTGGACAAAAAACTAGAATAATCCACATAAAAGGTAAATAATGAAAAGTGAAGATATTATAAGAACAGCAATTTTAGTAACCATAATTTTTGCTATAGAAACAGCAATTTTTGTAAATTTAGAAACTGGATTAATAACAAGATAATGACGCCATTTGAGATAGCTTTAATGGATTTAACAATACTTGCATACACAACAGCATCAACAGGATTCATAGTTTTTTCGATGTTATTCTGTATATTTGTAAAAGAAAAGGATTATGATGAAAACTAGTAACTGTTGCAACGCTCCCGTAATAGAAGAAAGCGATATATGCTCACAATGTAAAGAACATTGCGAAGCTATAGAAAACAAGATAAATCAGAAGATAAAAGAAATTATACTAAATAAACTAAAGAACTACACAGATGGTAGTAATCGAAGATTATATGCCGAAGATTATTTTAAAATATCTGAAATAATTTATAGAGATATCAAAGAAAGCAAAAGGTTTAAATATCTTGCATTAAGAGACACCCTTTATCTTGATTTCACTCTATCTGTTTATAGAAGTACAAACGAAAGAACATTTGAAGAAAGAGTAATAGAAAAAATAGAATCTTTATTATAAAAGTAGATAATTATAAGATAACATTTATATCTCTTTTGATATAATTGTATTATGAAAACAATTATTAAAGTGCTTGATAAAGAAGTACAAGAAAAAACAAACATGACACCGTTACAGTTTCATAGGATTAAAGAAAAACATCCTGAGTTAATACAACTGGCACAAAAAGCAATGATGCAAGATAAAGCTATCGAAGAGTTTAAAAAAGTTTATGACGAAATCGAAGCTGATTGATATTTATTATGATTTATTCGACTACTTAGACGAAGTAGATATGTTTGCAGAAGCAATTAAAACGCTATGCAAGTGTAATCTACGAAAAAGTGTAATAAGAGTAAGCTTGGAAGAGTTACGATTACACCATATAGAAAACGAATTAATCACGATAAATACACTTAGTAAAGAAGAACTCAATACATTTAATAATACTTACTCAGAAAAGCGTGGGAAAGCTCGTTGTATGTACAAAGCAGGAAAAGATATAAAAAAGATTGTTGTATCAACTGGAATAACAACAGATGATTTAAAAAAGATGATAAAAGACGAAAACCTTAAACAAGAGAAAAGCGGAATTTATCAAACAACCATAGGAGATTATGAATGAAAAAGATAGTATTAGCAAGTTTATTAGTAACAGGGCTATTCGCAGTAGACAATAGTAAAAAATGTAATACGGCAGAAGCTGGTTTTGTAGAAAATAGTACGAAAATGGGTAAAGCAAGAGCAAGAGGATCATTAACGATGTACAAGTATATGAAAGATACAATAAAATACATTGATATGATAAAAAGAGACTGTGTTATTCCTAAAGAAGCAGATGATTATATTAATGGAGTAAAAAAAGATTTAACTAAAGCTTTAAAGCAAAATGGTCAGTTAAAATGATTATAGATAAAATAAAAGATGATTTAGGGGTTTAGAGTGGATAAAAGAGTAGAACAGATTAAGGATGGATTCTTTATTGGACTAGGAATAGTTTCATCGTATAATTTAACAATATTTGTAAATGATTTTTTTACAATATTAATTACTGGTAGTAAATAAATGGCAAGATTAACGCAAGATACGAAAGATAGAATATTAGCAGACTTTCATATCGGTAAATCACAAAACTTTTTAGCTAAAGAATATGAGTGTAGTCCTGCAACAATTAATAAAATATGTAAGGGTGTAGAGTGTCAGCATAAACATAAATACAAAAGTTATATAAATAAACCATTTGATGGCGACAAAGATGGCTTTTTGTATGTTTTATATCTAAGAGACAGTGCAGGAGAATATTTTTATAAAATAGGATTAGCAAAAGATTTAAAAAGAAGGGTAAAAGAACACCAAACATCATCTCCTTTTAAAATATATATAGCAATATCTTATTATGTAGAAGATATGAGAGAAGAAGAAAAAGAACTACATAACATTTTTGATGACAAAAGAATACTAGGGGAGTGGTTTAGTTTAAATAAAAAAGATTTAGAAAAAATAAAAGAACGAAGCTTAAGGATATTAATAGATGGCATATAGTAAAGAGATATGGGATAAAGCAAAATGTCTTTATGAATTAGGAAAATCACTACAAGAAATAGCAGACGATTGTAACTTTAAAGATAAAACAACAATATCAAGAAGAGCTAAAAAAGATAATTGGGAAAAGCATAAAATACAACAGCTAAAGACCGATATAATAGGCATTGAGGAAGAAAATACAACACTTGAAGCAAAAAAAACAACAGCAGTGCAAAAGTTGGCAAAATTACAAGACTATGAGATAACAATACTTGATAAAGTAATACAAGATGAAACAGGGAATAAATCATTATTGTTTAGCACAGCTAATCTATCGCTAATAAGAAAAAATCAATTACTTACAAAGAACACAAAAACAATACTTTCTAAAGAAGATTATTATGAAGATGGTAAAAAGATAATGACAAAAGAGATAGAAATAGAAATACCACTAAGTCCAAACGATTTAAAGTCATTAGATGAGGGTATAGAAGTAAACGCAAAAAGTCTAGAAATAGCACCACGACACGCAAACAGTCAAATAAATGTAAACACTCAGAACAATATGCAACAGAATACAGAACTAAACAAAGAGATAGTATCTCAAACATTAGAAGCTTTTAATAATGAGTATTAACCTTACAGCATTAAGAGAAATACTACTACAGGACTTCATCTTTTATTTAAGATGGTCTTTTAAAACTAAATACAATTCAAAGATAATATTAACAACTTCTCATATACAAATATGTAAAAAGCTTATATCTGTATATGAGGGTAACACTAAAAAATTAATTATCAATATGCCACCAAGAAGTGGAAAGACTGAAATAGTAAACACATTTATTGAATGGACTATAACTAAACACCCAGAATCAAAATATATTATGACTTCATATTCAGATACATTGGTAGCTAATAGTTCTCAACAAATAAGAGATACTATAAACTCATTAGAACATAAATCAATGTTTGAGATAGAAACTAAAAAAGACACACAGTCTAAGAAGCTATGGAAAACTAATAAAAATGGTGGAGTATATGCAGTTTCATCATTCGGACAAATTACAGGACACGGAGCTGGATTAAAAAGCATTGAAGAGTGGGGCGGTTGTATTATCGTTGATGATCCATTAAAGCCTGATGATGCAAACTCATTGCTAAAGCTTGAAAAAGTTAAAGATTGGTATGAAACAACTTTATCTAATAGGGTAAATAATCCGAATGTACCAATCATAATAATTATGCAACGATTACATACGGATGATTTAGTAGGGTGCATACAACAAAACCTATTTAAAGATAAAGACGAATGGGATTTTTTAAAGATAGAAGCAATGAACGAAGAGACAAAAGTATCTTTTTGGGAAGACTACTACCCTTATTCACGATTAGAACAAATGAGAAATTCTAATAGTGCTTACTTTTATTCACAGTTTCAACAAGAGCCTATTATCAAAGGTGGTAATTTAATTAAATACGATTGGTTTAATTGGTGGGAAGTATTACCTACTCTAACATATTTAATAATCACAGTAGATACAGCACAAAAGACAAAAGAGATAAATGACTTTACAGTTATGCAATGTTGGGGAGTAAATAAAGATAAAGACATTTATATGCTCGATATGATACGAGGTAAATTTGAAGCACCGCAACTAAGACAAACAGCGAAAACTTTTTATTACAAATGGGATAATTATAAACAGAATGAAAAGAAAATACCATTAAGAAAAATGCACATAGAAGATAAATCAAGCGGATCAAGCCTAATACAAGATTTAAAATCCGAAAGACTTAAGATAGGTGCAATACAAAGAAACACAGATAAAGTATCAAGAGTAATGGACTTTTCGCCACATATTGAAGCGGGAAGAGTATTCGTAAATTCAAATGTTAATCAGATACAGGACTTAATAGATGAAGCACTAGCCTTTCCAAATTCTAAGCACGATGATACTATTGACCCTTTAATGGATGCGATAGAACTAACACAAGTCAAACGCCAAGGATTTAATTCTTCATTCTTTAGTTAAATTAAGATACTTTATGATATAATTTTATATCAAAGAAAAGGAATATTAAATGAATAAAATAGAGTTTACACAATCGCAAATAAAAGCTTATGAGAACAACGCGACAATGTTTATAGTGCCAATACCACGGGAGAGATTAGAATATATAAGATTATACTATTCAGAGTATTCGGAAACAGAAATACTAATGGATGATTCACTAATACAAATAGGAGATAAAGATATATTTGTACAAGAACTTCAAAAACATTATTTAGATGATGATGAAATATCTTCTATGGGGTGTGCTTATAGTGGAGAAGATTACACTACTGAATTAGCAAGGATAGGCAATTTTAAAGAATGTATTGATAGTAGAGTTGTGAGGGTCAAAGAAATAACAATAGATGAAGTATCAAAAATATACAATCTAGAGCATAAACAAGCACTAGAATTATTTAAAAAAGAATATTATGATGATATGAAAAATGACTATGTATTTTTAATGGAGTTTAATAGATGAGTAAAGATACAATAAAATCAATTTTTGCAACATTTATAATACTTGGAGCAGTTATGTTTTTTTATTATATGATTAAAGAGGATATGAAAAAAGATAAAGAAATGGATAAACGAAAAGCACTTATAGATAAACAGAATGAAGCATTGATAGAAATAGCAGATAAACATATTAAAGTCAAGGAATTATAGATGAGTAAACAAAAAATAAGATTAAAAAATAAGCATAAAGTTTCTCTAAGAAGATATAAGGGAATCGACTTAGAGTATATCATTAATTCAATAGCATCTGCATTTCAAATACCTAAAGCAATGCTTATGGGTAAAAAGAGTTAGATAATCAAAGCCTTTTTATTTTGCTATAATAAAGATAAAAAGGCAACTGATGAGCGTACAACAACGAATCACTAACTCCAAGGTTACGGATGGATTTAAAAACATTCATAAGTCTATCGGTAGTAGTCGTGATGTAACTACTAACACAGCATTTAGGCGCAACCCTTACCTATCATTAAACTACTATACTACTAACAGCTTATATTCTAATTCTTTAGCGGGAAAAGCAGTAGATATTCCAACAGAAGACGCTTTTCGTGGTGGTCGTGAATTTGAATGTGAAGATACTGAAAAGCTAGAAGAGTATCAAGAGTTTTTAGTAGACATTAAATTAGAAGAAAAACTTCAAAACTTGATGAAGTGGGGTAAGGTGTTCGGTTCAGCAGTTGCAATAATAATCTCAGATGATGATGAAATGGGAGAGCCTTTAATAGTAGAAAATCTAAAACAAGGCGATATTAAAGATATTGTTATCCTTGATAGATGGCAACTATACACTATGGACATTAATCGTAACCCTTTGTCGAGTAAATTCTTAGAGCCACACTACTACAATGTTACAAGAGCATCAACACCTATACATCATTCAAGAGTTATTAAATTAGATGGACTAAGCACAACTATTTATGATAAAGAAGTTATGAACGGATGGGGATTGTCTATCTACGAGCGATTATATAAAGAATTAATGAACGCTCAATTAAGTCCTGATTTACTTATTAATTTATTAGTTCAATCAAACTTAGATGTATTTCACATAGATAATTTAAACGATTCTATTGCTGATGGAAACGATTCTTTTGCCATAAGCAGATTACAAACAATAATGGACGGAAAATCTATTTATAATGGATTCGCATTAGATAAAGAAGATGATTATTCAAACATTAGTAAATCATTTGCAGGACTTGGAGAAGTTCACGACAAATTTATTGAGCTATTATGTAGTAGTGCAGATATTCCTAAAACAAGATTTATGGGCGAACAATCAGCAGGGCTTGCAAATGATGGTAGTGGAGATATGAAAATATACTACGACAGAATCGAATCAAGAGAAAGAGCAACGCTTAGAACGATTTACAATATACTTGATCCAATACTTACTAAGTCATATTTTGGCGAAACTTTAGACTTAAAATATAAATTTGCTTCATTATTCCAAATGACAGACGAACAAAAATCAATTATTCAAAATAGGGATGCTCAAACAAAACAAATTTATTTAAATTCAAATGTGATAACTGAATACGAAGCAAAAGCGAGCTTGATAGATAATCCATTGTTTCCAACAATTACAGCAGAAAGTTTAGAAGAAGAAAAAGAGTTATATTCTGAAATGGATAATATAAATCAAGGAACAGAAAATGATTAAAAACATAGGAAGATTTTTAAGAGCATTAAAAATACAAACTCCAAGAACTGGGCGAATAATAACAGAAGACGGTGGATATATAAATGAAGCAGATATATTGCTTAATGCTTTCACCACTGAAAAATTATACACAAGTGGATTACAATCTTTATTTAGTAGAATAAGAGTCGTTCAGAGTAGAAAACTATTTGATAATCAATTACAATATGATAAACAGCCTTTATATTGGGATGAAAAAATAATAGGAATACAAGAAGAATGAAAATACAAGAAATAAAACAAGCTGCAGGAACTAAAAAAGATATTAAGCTAAATCCTATAAAAGAGTCTAGAAAAATACAGCTTGAATACTATCGTGAATTAAAGAAACTAACTAAGGAATTAAAGGAAGCAGTTAATAAGGAGCTACTTCCTGCACTTAAAGGTACTTCAATAACAAAAGATAGTGTTGTAAGTGTATTGGGTATTATGGAGAGCATAAGGCAACGATTCAGCAGTATTACAGGCTTTGCGACTAATGTATCTAACAATGTAGTAAATGCAGTTAATAACAATGGTAAACAAAGACTTTTAAAATCTGTAAATGCAAATATGGGAGTAGATATAACCAATGTATTAAACGAGCAAGGGATTAACGAAGTCGTAGCACTTCAAAGACAAAAAAACAAAGTCTTAATTAAATCTATCCCCGAAGAGTTTCTTAAATCAGTTGAGGTCGTAATCACAAATGGTATAGCAAATGGGGAAAGCTATAAGGAAATGGAAAGGCAATTAAAAGGTATTAAAAATATTTCATCAACTTTTGGAAAGCTAGAAAATAGAATAAAAATGATTGTTAGAAATGAAACATCATCTATAAATGCAAGTATAAATCAAGCACGATACGAACAGTTAGGTATAAGCCTTTATGAGTGGGAAACTTCACAAGACGAGAGGGTAAGAGAAAGTCACGATGTAATGCAAGGAAAATATTGTACATATAATGATGCTTCTGTATACGCAGATACACTTGAAGATGCGAAAGCTGGAAAATGGAAAAAGAGAAGTTCATTAAAAGGAGTACAAAAAGCACCTGGAATCGATTTTTCGTGCAGATGTATCGCATTAGCTATCATAGATTAGCTATAATAAGAATAAAGGACACACTTGAGAAATATAAACTTTTTAGGTTATACAAACAACATAGAAACGCTTGACTCTTTTTTATCATTGGGTTATATGGAAGAAGCACATGGAATAAAGATAGATAAATTCGCAAGAGCTTCATTACAAAACAATGTAGTAGCAACTATCGCAAGTTTTAATGAGGGAATATCAGTAAATACTTTCAAACCTTTTAATGATGCTTTAGTAGATTTAAACATTGTTTCAAGTTCCGCATTAGATACTCACGACATAACAGTTTATTACATTAATGGAGATAGAGACTTAAAAGAAGCTACTATTTCATTAACTGGTCTAATTCCAATTAATTTATCAGTAGCATTTAGTGATACTATTTATTGTATATGGAGAATGTTAAACAAAAGCAATGTTGACAATACTGGAACAATAGAAGTTAAAAGTCTTGCAGGGGATATTTACTGTAATATGCCCGTTACAAGTGGGATACAAGCTAATACATCATTAACAAGTATCTTTTCAATTCCAAGAGGTTATATAGGATTAATCACTAAAGTATCTATTTCAACAGATAAGGGAGCAGATGCAAAAGGTGCAATATTTATCAGAGGAGATGGGCAAGTATTCAGATATGTTAAAGCTTTAGCAAGCTATCAAAGCCAATCCTTATACAATGATATTTACGCAGTAGTAACAGAAAAAACAGATTTATTACCAATAGCAGTTGCTCAAACTGGCGGAGTTCTTTATTTAGATTATACTGTACTGTTATTGAAAAAAGAATTTGTAGGAAAAAATATAAAAGGGAATATATTATGATTACATTCGATAAAGGGTTTATTGGTTAATTAATCTCAACTAAGCTATAATATAAACTGTTATTAGCTTAGTTGAGGACTACATCCCCAGCTAGTCTTCTACTAAATTAATAGGCTGGGGAGCTTACAATGAAACTTATTCAAAAACATAAATATTTAAACACTATCGAAAAATCAAACAATGCTAGACATGGCGATTCAACTACAAGACTATATAATATATGGAAAGTAATGAGAGGAAGATGTCTAACAAAAACAAGCAGGGATTATCCAAACTATGGAGGAAGGGGGATATTGATAAGTGCAGAATGGAGAGAATATGAAGATTTCAAGATTTGGGCTTTAAAAAATGGGTATAACGATAAGTTAACTATAGATAGAACAGACCCTAACGGAAATTACGAGCCTTCCAATTGCAGATGGACTACGCACACAGTACAAAATAGGAACACTAGGAAGCTTCAAAAAAATAATACTTCAGGATATAGAGGTGTTTCGAGATTCGGTAAAAAAAGATGGCAAGCAAGAATAACAGTAAACTATGAAGAGATAAGAGTATTATCTGATGAATGCAGATTAAAATGTGCGTATGCCTATGATAGATATGTAAGGCTTAATAATTTGGAACATACTAAGAACTTTTAAAAGTGCTATAATAACATAAAAAAGGAATAATATGAATTTAGTCGATAATGTCTTATTTAAAGATTTTAGTAAGCGAATAGATAAGGATACTGGATTTCTTCATGTAAACGGTGTAGTATCGCGTACAGGCTTACAGGCTTACTATGGGATAGAATTAGGAGATACTGATAATCCTACTAAAACATTTAATATCTACAGACCTAAAGAGGAAGTGCTTAGTCAAGAGAGTTTAGACACTTTTATAAATTCTCCTATATGCGATAATCATCCTGAAGAGTTTGTAACAGTAGATAATCAGAAAGAATTAATCAAAGGAAGTCTTTCAAGTATAGAAACTTATAACAAAGATGGAATAGATTATGTAAAAGCTAAAATTGTAGTTCAAGACAAAAATCTTATAAATAAAATAATGAGCGGTAAGGTAGAATTGAGTGCTGGATATCAGCAAGATTTAATCAAAGAAAAGGGCGAATTTAAAGGAGAGCAATACGACTACAAGCAAACCAATATAAAAATAAATCATGTCGCATTTGTAGATAAGGGAAGATGTGGAAATAACTGTAAAATAACAGCAGATAAAAATAGTATAATAGTCAATAGTAAAAAAAATAACAAAGGAAAATCAATGAAAGTAACGATTGATGGTGTAGAGCATGAAATTACGGATTGTGTTGGAAGACACATAGGTAGTCTTAATTCTAAAATCACGTCTTTAGATGAAGATATGGAAGTGAAAAAGAAAGAACTAGAAGAAAAAGATATGGAGCTTGAAAAAGAAAAAGGCGAAAAAGCCAAAATGAAAGAAGATATGGAAGAAGAAAAAAAGAAAACTTCTGATTCTACAATCGATGCTTTAGTTTCTGAAAAAGTTGAGTTAATGAAAACAGCTGATACTTTAAAAGTTGAAGTTAAATCAACTGATTCTACTTTGGATATGAAAAAATCGATTATTGCTGCAAGTTCTAAAATTGATTTAAACGATAAAACTCCTGAATTTATTGATGGTGTATATCAAACAGTAGTTGATGGTGTAATTTCTAAACAAGTAGCAGTAAAAGAAAGCCAAAAAACAGCGTTCGATGGCTTAGATGGTAAACAGCAAGTAATAACAGATGCACAAGTGTCTGCAAATATGCACAATAGAAGAAAAGAATCTTTTAGAAAGGTAGGTAAATAATTATGGGTGATTCAGTACAATCAGGTGTTTATGCACAATATATGGATGAGGTTTTAGCAGGACAAATCTCTAAAGCTTCTGTAGGTAATAATATTTCAATGGTATTAAAAGATTCTAATGTTGGTTTTGGATTAGCAGTGGTTCAAGGAACAAATGATAATGAAGCAAAAGTTCCAACAGCAGCAAGTGGAAAATTCAGAGGTGTTACAGTTAGAAATCTAAATATCAATAATAATGATTCAAATGTAGGAGAATATTTACAAGATACTTTCGTGACATTGAGAAACTTCGGAACAATTATTGTTAAAACAGAAGTGGCAGTTACTAAAGATGCTCCCGTATTCTTTAGACATACAGCAAGTGGTGGAAACACAGTTATTGGTGCATTTAGAAATGATGCAGATACAGCAACAGCAGATGCAATCACAGGTGCAAGATTTAACGCAAGTGCAGGTGCAGGCGAGTTAGTAGAAATTATACTACCAACAATATATTAAGGAGTTTATAGATGAACGAAGCACTATTTTTTGAAGAACAAAGAAGATTCGTATTAGGCGAA